GCCATGGATGCACAGCAAGAGTTTGAAGATTACAGAGATGCTGTACAAGACGATATTAAAGATCCAACAAGTGTATATGCTGGCAAATCAAAACAAGAAATTATCGCAATGCTAAGAAAAGAAGCAGATGGTATTGGTTATGCTGACGTATCAGATGGTGACAGACATCCATCAGAACCAACTTGGTTAAATGCTATTGCAGATGAAATGGAAAATGAAAAGATAGCAGATACAACAGAAGCAAGTGGATACGAAGGACAATCAGAACCATACATGCACACAATTAGAGTTGATGGTGATTATGATATGGACAGAGGCATCACAGACAAAGATTGTGAAGAAATGGAATACGATCTTGCAAAAGGTGGCATTAAAGCACAATGTGAACCAAATGAAATGATGCAAGGTGGTGTAAACATTCACACAATGAGTCCAAAAATGGCCGTAGTTAGTGCATTATCAAATGCAGGTTACGAAGTCAACGAACAAACAGACGACAATATTCAAAGAATTAAAGATCTAGCAGGTCTTTAATAAACACCTCCCAAAAAAAAGAACCTAAGGTTTCCGGACTATGGTTCTTTTTCTTCGAAATTTCCTAAAAAAACACTTGACAAAATCATAAATTATAAATATACTAGTAGATAATGTTAAGTAAACATTATTTAATTTATAGGCTAATACAGGCAAACATAGGCAATTAAGGAGGCATATATTATGGCAACATTGGCAGAAATAAGAGCAAAACTTCAAGAACAAGAAGTAAAACGTTCACCAAATAGTTCAGGAGGCGACAACGCAATTTATCCGTTCTGGAATATTCCTGAAGGCACAACAGCAACACTAAGATTTTTATCAGACAAAGATCCAAACAACACTTTCTTTTGGGTAGAAAGGCAAATGATTAGATTACCATTTGCAGGTATCAAAGGATCATCTGAAGCTAAACCAACAACAGTACAAGTTCCTTGTATGGAGATGTGGGGTGAACCATGTCCAGTATTAAGTGAAATTCGTCCATGGTTTAAAGATCCAAGTCTAGAAGACATGGGTAGAAAATATTGGAAAAAACGTTCATACATTTTCCAAGGTTTTGTTGTTAACTCTCCACTAGAAGAAGATGCAACACCAGAGAATCCAATTAGACGTTTTGTAATTAATCCGTCAATCTTTAACATTATTAGATCAGCATTGATGAATCCAGACATGGAAGATCTGCCAACTGATATTGATAAAGGTAGAGACTTTAAATTAACCAAAACTCAAAAAGGTGGATACGCAGATTATTCAACATCAACATGGTCTTTCAAAGAAAGATCAATAAGTGATAGTGAAAGATCAGCGATTGACACAAATGGATTACATAATCTAGCTGATTATCTTCCTAAGAAACCTTCTGCGGAAGAAGTTAAAATAATCGCAGAAATGTTTAAAGCATCAGTTGATGGTGAATTATATGATGAAAGCAGATTTGGTCAATATTACAGACCAGCTGGCATGGCATCATCACCAAGCACAACTGCTAAAGCAACAGCAACAGCGACTCCTACAGCTTCAACAGTACAAGAAAAAGTAGAAACTCCTGTTACTGAAGTAAAAGTAGAAGCGCCTGCGGCACAGCCAGAAGTGGCAACTGCAACAGCAACAGCAACAGCAACTGACGATAAGTCAAAAGCATCAGCAGATGATATTTTGGCTATGATTAGAGCTAGACAAAACAAATAAACGATAGTATAGTAGTAGTGCATGTGAACCATGCACTATTACAAGTAAGGAGAAGTTATGGTAAGACCATTTGACGTAAGCAAATTTAGAAAATCAGTAACAAAAAGTATTGGTGGTATTTCAGTTGGTTTTCAATCAGATCCAGATACTTGGATTTCAACAGGAAACTACACATTAAATTATTTAATTAGTGGTGATTTTAATAAAGGTATACCACTAGGTCGTGTAACAATGTTGGCAGGTGAATCAGGTTCGGGTAAAAGTTTAATTGCATCTGGTAACATTATTAAAAACGCACAAAAGCAAGGTATATTTTGTATCGTATTTGATTCAGAAAATGCATTAGATGAAAATTGGTTACAGGCACTTGAAGTAGACACATCACCTGAGAAATTAATGCGTATCAACGTTGCAATGATCGATGATGTAGCAAAAACTATTTCTGAATTTGTAACAAATTACAGATCAGACTATGGTTCTTTAGATCCTAAAGAAAGACCAAAAGTAATGTTTGTAATAGATTCATTAGGTATGTTGCTAACACCAACAGATAGAGATCAGTTTGATAAGGGTGATTTAAAAGGTGACATGGGTAGAAAGCCCAAGGCACTTACAGCACTTATTAGAAATTGTGTGAACATGTTTGCAGAACTAAACATTGGTTTAGTAGCAACAAATCATACATACGCATCACAAGATATGTTTGATCCAGATGATAAAATTAGTGGCGGACAAGGATTTGTATATGCAAGTTCAGTTGTAGTTGCTATGAAAAAACTAAAATTAAAAGAAGATGAAGCAGGAAACAAAATATCAAATGTTACAGGAATTAGATCAGCAGTAAAAGTTATGAAAACTAGATTTTCAAAACCTTTTGAATCAGTACAGATTAAAATTCCATATGAAGCAGGAATGGATCCATATAGTGGATTAGTTGATCTTTGTGAAAAGAAAGGACTGTTAGTGAAAGAAGGTAACAGACTTAAATATGTTGATAGATTTGGCAAAGAACATAAGCATTATAGAAAAGATTGGACAGGTGATAATCTTGATCTTATAATGGCAGAATGGGATAATGTTAAATCAGAAACAGAAGCAGAGGAACCTGCAGAAGCGGAAGCATAACATGACAGAAGACATTAAAGTTTTATTAGAAGCATGGGAAAAACTTAAAAGTTATGTTCCTGCAAAAGATAGACTTGATGCGGCGATATCATACGTTAATTTAATAGATGACTATGGTGCCGATGAACAAGACTGGAGAGAAATTTTTTCACACTCGAATCATTTACACGATGCTTACAATGAAGTATTTGGTGAAATGGAAGAAGAAGATTTCGATGAAGATGAGGAATATTAATGATTAATTGGTATGGTTTAGTTTCGAAAGATTTAGGAAAGCTACCTGACTGTATTGATTACTATATGAAACAACTTGACGAAGCTAGAGTAGAAGCAGGATTAGTAGGTAACATTGAACGTAATGCTTCTCAGATACCTGGAGTGGTTGAACATAGATTTAATCAATTACAAGAAATTGAATCCATACTAGAACATCTTAATATAGAATTACGAAGAACAAGAGCAAGACATTATAAAAAGTTCTTAGAAGCATATCAACGAGCTTTAACATCAAGAGATGCTGAAAAGTATATTGATGGAGAAGATGAAGTAGTTGCCATGAGTCAACTTTTAAATGAATTTGCTCTTGTGCGTAATAAATATCTTGGCTTACTAAAAGCAATAGACGCCAAGCAATTTCAAATCAACAACATTGTAAAACTAAGAGTAGCAGGACTAGATGATGCCGAATTATACAGCAAAAACTCAAGATAAAAAAACTCAATATGGTTGGAAGAATCATGAAGATGACCCTATGGAACAAATGCGTAGGACACTACTTGCTAAAGATAGTCAAATTCAAGAGTTAAAAAAAGTTGTAGCAGAAGAAGTCAAAGAAAAATATTCTTTATATAAAAAAGTTAAAGAATTAAATGACGAGCTATATAAGTTAAAAAAATCTAAGAATAATCTTTAAGAGGTCCACCATACTTTTGGCCACGTACTTTTTTACCTCTTAGGGTTTTTCCATCATGCTTTTTACCACTATCTCTAGCACGAAAACCCTGTGATCTACAACTGGCCTCATCTGATGCACCAAGTTTTTTATCACTTTTACACACAGAACTGGGTACTTTGCCCTTCCACTCACCTATAAGATCGTTGATTTTCATACAATTATTTAGCCAAAAAAACCTTGACAAAACAACTAAATATGCTATAGTAATATGATGAAGAGTATAAAACTATTTTTGGTATTATCTTTTATCACTATTTCAGGAATAATGTTTTTTCCAAGTACACTCGCTGAAACTAGTGACCAGACCGAAAGCCCTGGATTCAATAGTACATCAATTAAAGATAACAAAGATTTTGTTAATCAAATATTTAGATGTGTGGAAGGATTGTATGCTGATTATAATCAATATCCACTAGAAGAGCAAGTTCCATTTGATTTAATTGTAGCCATGGCGGCCTATGAATCAGCATGGGGACAATCAAGATTTGCAAAAGAAGGAAACAATTTCTTTGGTATTAGAACTTGGGATTTAAAAAATATTCCACACATGAAAGCCAGAGGTAATCCAAATGCACCATGGGGTGTACGTAAGTACAAGTCACTATGTTCTTGTGTACAAGATTACATACAAATATTAAACAATCATCCTGCATATGAAGAATTTAGAGATGCAAGATTATGGGAGATACGAATGTACGGTTATACTAATGCAACAACTTTATCATCATTTTTAGTTGCGTGGAGTGAGTTAGGTAAAGAATACACTAACAAACTAAAAACAATAATTTTAATAATTCATAAGAATGGCTATTATAACGATTTACCAGTTGATATAAGAGGCCAAATTATTTACGAAATGCAGTAAACTCTTGCATTTTCTTTTCAGATAAGTTATTATAGTGTTATGTCCAAAGTCGCAAAATTAGTTATTAGAGATGAAGTCAATGTGAAGTTTGAAGGTCTTGATGTAATTACAAGACGTAAGATTTCAGATAAACTCAAATTCTTTTTGCCGTATGCTTATCATCTTCCTGCGTATAAGTTAGGTAGATGGGATGGTAATATTCGCTTTTGTGATATAGGAGGCAGGACGTATTTAAACTTACTAGATAGAATACTTCCAATTATTGAAGAACAAGATTATGAAATTGATATTGAAGACAACAGGGGAGTGCATGATTTCAAATTTGAAAAGATTGATGAAAGTTTACATTTTGAAAAAACATGGGGACCAAAACATCCACAAGCAGGACAGCCAATTGTGTTGAGAGATTATCAAGTGGAAACAATTAATAAATTTTTAGAAAATCCACAATGTTTACAAGAAATTGCCACTGGTGCTGGTAAAACAATTATTACTGCAACACTCTCACAATTGGTACAAAAGTATGGAAGATCAATTGTAATCGTTCCTAACAAATCATTGGTAACACAAACAGAAGCTGACTATAAAACACTTGGATTAGACGTTGGTGTGTATTATGGAGAACGTAAAGAATTTGACAAACAACATACAATTTGTACTTGGCAAAGTCTAAATAATATGCTTAAAAAGACTAAGAAGTTCGAAGCAGAAGTAAACATAGGAGACTTTTTAGAAGGTGTGGTTTGTGTTATGGTAGATGAAGTTCATCAAGCCAAAGCAGATGTACTTAAAACGTTATTAACAGGTCCGTTCGCAACAGTTCCTATTAGGTGGGGACTTACAGGAACGATACCAAAAGAAGATTATGAAATGGCTTCATTACAAGCAAGTCTTGGTGAAGTTATTAATAAACTGTCAGCAAGTGAATTGCAAGACAAGGGTGTGTTAGCAAATTGTCATGTGAATGTTATTCAGACTCAAGAAACAAATGCTTTTTCAACTTATGCAGGTGAACAAACATATCTAGTAACCAATGATACACGTCTACAATTTATTGCTGATTTAGTTGACACAATGAGAGCAGAAGGAAATACTCTTATTCTAGTTGATAGAATTAAAACAGGACAAGCACTTGAAGATATAATTGTTGACTCCGTCTTTATTCAAGGTAGAACTAAACTAGAAGATAGGGAAGAAGAATATGATGAAATTGCTACAGAGCAACATAAGGTCATCATTGCTACATACGGAGTAGCGGCAGTAGGTATTAACTTACCAAGAATATTTAATTTAGTATTGATAGAACCTGGTAAATCTTTTGTAAGAGTTATACAATCAATTGGTAGAGGTATAAGAAAAGCAGAAGA